TGGTGACCGAACGGACCTCGGCCATTCACAACGGTCGGGGAAATCGCCAGATTTGGCAAACTGGTGAGAATCATCCATGATAAAGGTCCTAAAGACTTTACCAACGATGACCTTAGGCAAGGAACACAAGCCTAAGCTCAAACACCCGCCTTCGGGCCGGTGATCGAATCTAAAAGCTTCAAACCAATCAAGACGAAAGTCTAAAATTAGTTATAAAAGCCCTTGAGCTCGATTGACCGACTTGAAGACTGTCTCCAAAGCAGGTTTACAGAACTGCATACGGGATCGTCATCAGTTGGCCTTGACCGTTCAAGCGCCATGATTCGTGCACGCAACAGCTAATATTTTACAGTTACCAATACGCGAGGTATGATCTACCGTTATACCTTTCTTCTACCGCTCCCGGCTTTGGGAAGCCCGGTGGGGGAAGACTCAATATCTTCGAGTCATTAAAAGCATCTACACGGCGTACGTAGGTGCCTTTCTTCATTCCGTAACATCCTCTAGTCCTTACTTTGTAAGGAGACTTAATAGGAGGGGTCTGCCACGAACATGTGGACTTCTCGATCTCTTGGGTGATGGTTCTCCGAACCGCGTCCGAGGGATACTGACCATTCTTAGGTTTTATGAGCTGGAACTAGATTCTGTTCAGTTCGATGTTTCTTCTATTACGAAGGATATCGATAGGCCGTTGGACCTCTCATGGATCAATGTAAACCTTTTAGAAGTGTTTAAATTGCCGGTCATGGACTTTGTACCTATAACTAAGTACGAAGATATATTTTATATATCGTCAAAGGGTGGGCCTAACGGCGCCCCTGCCTTCGCCCAGTGGCATCATGATGCCAGGGGTCTCATGACAGATTGGAAATTATACACGTTGTGGAAACGCTTCACACGCAGAGTTGGTAAGTTTATCTTAACCAAACGTCTAGGTATGGACTTCCCACAGATGGTCATGGACAAGGGTAGAGAAGGATCGGTCCACTCGAAGTTAGCTTTTCTTAGTGACAAGGCGGGTAAGACCCGAGTTGTGGCGATGCTCGACGTCTGATCTCAATCAGCACTGGAACCCCTTCACAGACATTTGCTGAAGTGTCTCCGGCGTGTCCCGACCGACTACACTCTTAATCAGAATGTAGGTCGTGAGGCCATACGACAGGCTTCGACGCTGGGAAAGGTGATGTACAGTTTTGATCTCAAATCGGCCACCGATCGGTTACCTAAAGAGGTAGCGATTATGGCTTGTTCACCAATATTTGGGCCTGATGTCACTGAAGATTGGATTAAACTTCTTACGGATCGAGAATTCAGTTACTCCTATCCGAGAAATGTACGGAAGACTGGAAAGAAAGTCTGAGTCGATCGGAAAGTGAGGTATGCAGTTGGGACACCGATGGGTTCCCTATCATGCTTCGCCGGCGGATTGGCCATGCCACATCATCTTATCGTGCAGCAATGTGCGAAAGAGGTTGGTTGCCGTCTGCCCTTCCTCGACTACGCCATTCTTGGCGACGATATCGTGATATGGAATGAGGCTGTTGCAAAACAGTACGAAATCCGGATCACTGTGTCGTTACAGATGAGTATATCCCGTCAGAAGTCCATAATCGGTAAAGGGACTGCTGAGTTCGCAAAGATGCTTGTGAGACATGGTGAGCTTTTCACTCCGTTACCGTGAAAGCTATTGGAAATCTCTCGGTTTTATCCGGGTTTTCTACCTGTTCTTCTGGCAGATTTGAGTAACCGTTATGACTGGCGCGAGGTAAGCCTACGCACAATGGTTCGCACGGTACCTTCGAAACATAAATCGAAGGCACTACGCTTACTAACGTGTGGAGTTTTAACCCGTCTAACCGGTCCAGCGATCTCATCCTGCTTCGAACTCTTAGAACGTATGGAGCGCGGTACCCATTATACGGTACCCGATCCAGCGACGGAGGTTGGGGTTCTCTTTGAGAATTCTGACTGATGGAATCCTGATTGAGAGATGAAAAAACTTTTATCTTTTCTCATCACGATCGCGCCAATCAGGCGTGCATTTGAGGGTAAAACCTTTGATGCTAGGTCGGAGATTGATAAAATTAGGGTTAAGTACGATGTCCCTGTACCTTCCCGCTCTCCAGTAGAACAACGAAATGCGGCCGGTGAACTTTATCCCGGAGGTCTAAAGTATTCTAACCTCTCACCGCTGAAGATGGTCGTCTTAAGGATAAAAGCGGGTATAGATGCTTTCACCCGTGGTCAAGACATAGATGTATACTCTGCGTTAAATTCCATTCTGTTTGAAGAGCAGGATTTTGACAATCATGACAAAGTGCTGTCCTTCTTGAAAGTATTTGCTCCCTTTGGGATCTTGCGACCTGCTGAGGAGATATACAGAAAGCGGGAATTTAAGAAAGAGTTAGATTTTAAGTTGATGTTCGGAAGGTCCGTCACGCGGGTAGCCCGGTGCCGGGGTGTGTATAGGAGAGGAAACGGTACCGTAGTACCGGACGTTATGGTAAGCTTACACAAAAGTAAGTCTTAGTGTCTCGAAAGAGACTATACTCCCCCCCAATAGGGAGTGAAAAAGTCGTG